GTAGGAGCTGTACTTGCTGCAAACTCGAATATAGTATTCCAAGCTACTGTCCTAGCTGTACCACCTTGAGCTATCTCAACTGAGATAATTGCTCCCTCTGTAGCATTACTTGGAGCTGCAAATGTAGTATTTTCAACTGTTACATAATATGCGTTGGCTGCTGCCCTTGCATCCCAAGCTGTTGCATTAGAGCTTGAAGTAATAGCTACTTGGCTAATATTAGCTGAAGTAGAAGCTGTAACTTTTTTAGGCATAGTTACATATTGATCTTCGTCTATTGATATACCAGGAGTTGTACCAACTGTTGAACCAACACCTATAACTAAATCATCTGCTGAGTCATCTAAACCTACATAAAAATCTTGAGCATTTCCGTCAAATACTACCTTAGTGTCAACTGCTGCACCATCACCAATAGTTACAGAGTCATCGTCTATTGTAAGTATGTTGTTTGTACCTACAGTAGAGCCTTCTCCAATAACTAATTTATCAGCTGAATCATCTAGTGCAACATAAAAGTCTTTAGCATTACCATCGTAAACTAATGCTGTATCTACTGCTGCTCCATCTCCTAAAGTAACTGTATCATCAGTAATTGTAAGAATACTGTTTGTTCCTACTGTTGAGCCTTCACCGATTAATAACTTGTCAGCACTATCGTCTAAACCAACATAGAAGTCTTTAGCGTTGCCATCAAATACAATCTTAGTATCTTCTGCTCCTGCATCTCCTATTGTAAGAGTAGGAGTTGTACCTTTTAAAGCCATAGTCTGAGCAACAATATCACCTGTAGTAGATGAGGCTGCTTGTCCTACACCAATAGATTGAGCAAACTTAATATCTTGGTTTTCATCAATTTCAATAGCAGGAGTAGTTCCTACTGTTGATCCAAGACCTATAACCAAGTCATCAGCACTATCGTCTAATCCTATGTAGAAATCTTGTGCATTACCATCAAATACTAATTTAGTATCTTCAGCAGTAGCATCCCCTATAGTTAAGGTTGTTCCATTCACAGATAAAGTATCTGTTACTTGTAGATCAGTTAGAGCATCTACAACTGCTGCACCACTACCTGCTCCATCTAACATTACAACAGCTACCTTACCAGCAGCGATAGTTACATTAGAGCCAGAGCCTTGCGATATAATAATATTTTGTGAACCACTGGTAGCGTTTTCTATTATTTGAACTCGCTTCATGGTATTTGGACCAATCGTAATAGTACAAGCTGAATCTAGTGTGCCTGTGTATTTAATATACATGGCACGACCTGCATCAGAACTTCCGTCTGCTACAGTTGTGGTATGAGTATCAGCATTAGTTGTTATAGCTTCAGTACCATAACCTAAAGCCTCTCCAATTAATTCTAAGTTGGTATTTGTAGTTGTACCCCATGTTCCACTACCGTCACCAGTAGCCATTTCATTGAGTCTTAAATTATTTACATATGTACTTGACATGTTTTATCTCCGTGCTTTCTTGATTGTATATTCTTTTCTTCAAAATGTTAAGCAACTTCTTGCCAATTTGGTGATTGAGAATCAGAAACAACTGACCAGTTAGTAGTTACTCCTGGAACTATTTCTCCCCAAACGGTTAATCCACCCAGTGCCGTCGTTGCTAAAACGTTGGTAGGATAAGCCGTAGCTGCTGCTGCTGTTGTTACGCTTCCAACTGATCCTGTTGCTGCTCCTAAAGTTATAGGAAGAACATTATTAGTTATTAACCCTTCAGTGCCTAGTGCAGTTGTTCCAACAACATTAGTTACTGCTACCTCAGCAGTACCTGTAGCACTTTCTTGTCCAATAGCACCTGTTCCTGCATTGCCTGTAACTCCAACTAAAGCAACACCTGTAGCAGTTGTAGTGCCTACAGCACCTGTAGCATTAACTCCTGTTTCTGCTACATTTGCGTCTCCTGTTACTGTTTCAGAACCTAAAGCAGAAGTTCCTGCCAAACCTGTTAGAGCAACAGAAACAGCTGTAGCTCCCCATGGACCTGAGCCCCAAGTACTTCGACCCCAACCAGTAGCCACTTAAATTCCTACGCTATTCTTATAATCGCGTTAGACGCGTCTGCTGTTGGAAAAGTTATAGTAAAACTTCCTGCTGTAGAGGTTTTATCCCCACCAAAATCAAAGACGGCAACTGCTGGATCTCCTGATGCAGAGTCATTAAAAATCATACATCCTCTAGCTGTAACCGTAGCTGTACCAAAAGTTAAATCAGCAAAGTCTGTAAACGCTGTTGTACCAGATGTTGTCGGATTAATTCTTGTTAAACTAGCTCCTTTTGCAGTGTAATTAGTACCAGTTGCTTCGTTTGTTGTTACATACGCAGTTGTAGAGGCACTCATAGTAGCACTACTAGTGTACAGTGCTAAATTAAAAGTGTTCCCTCCTGAAAGTAAGAAATTGTGTTTTGCTTCCATCAATTCTTTTTTGAAGCTCGTACACATTGCTTGTGATATTGCCATTATAGTCTCCTTATTATATTTGCTAGGTCTTTATGACCTTGTTGTTCTAATTGATTACATATTGTACAAATGTGGTTTTTTACCGCTTCATGCATATAATACATAATTATTTTCTTACACGCATCTTTAAATGCATGAGCTTGTGCCCTTATGGGTGCAGGAGCTTGATCACCTACAGAAACTATTTTATTAACTGTCATTTCAGCAATTTCTTCTATAGTGTGCCCTCTGTTCTGTGTTGTTTTTACACTTAAATCATTAATTTTTGTTTCTGATTCTAATGAAAACATTTTAATATTCTCCTGGTTCTACAGGATTTAATTTTAAATCATTTCTGTTAATTATACCAACAGGTTTATTTACAGGTTCCATTTTTATTTCAGATAAAGCACAAACACTCATTTCTTTACCGTTTTGATAAGCTACTTTTGGGTCTGTTAATCGATGATAACCGTATAGTTTTTCCTGTATGGGAATATCCATATCTAATAAAGTTGATCTAGGAGCTACTTCTATTTGTATACCTGCGTCTATACACTTAGATAACCAAAACTCTGTGCAAGATCTTCCTGCTTCTGCAAAGTGCATATTGCTCCTATATGTAAAATCAATACCAAAAAGAGACAGTTTACCAACTTTGCTCCATAAAGCAAAAGCTATCGCATATGGAATTGTGTTATTAAAATAAGAACATCCTAAATCATGAATAATTAACTCTATAGGGTATTCGACAGCAGCAGGAACTCTATCATCTAACTCACACGTATAAATAGGAAAATTACATTTTGGTAATTTCTTTCTCATCATGGGAGTCATTGTTCCAGCATCTTCAGTGTCTAAAAACCTGCTCATTGGATCTAGAATAAATGCTCTGTCTATGTTGGGTAAAACACCTATCATTGCGTTTATAGCCCAAATTTCATCAAACTCTACACTGTGTGTTTGAGAAAGATGAAAGTCTATTTGACTTTGACCCATAGCAACTATTGCAACATTCTTACCTTCTAGTTCTTTCATTGTGCTTGTGGTTGTATTTTAATTTGATCATTCCTTGCTTCATCCCGTATGTCTTTATACTCACCTAAAACTTTTAACATGGCTAAAGCTTCTTGAAACTTTTGTTCATACAACATAATAGTATCAGGAGCTTCTTTCATAAACACCGCTCCTTCTACTAAACAACCATACAACATGGCGTTTGGAGCATTTTCAGAAAGCCAACTTTTATTATCCGCTCCAACGGTTGTTAAGGAAGCAGGACGATAATTATAATGTAGTTCAAAAGTAAACGTTGTAGAAGGGGTGGGAGCTAAAATAAAAGTATTTTCATCAAACTGTGCATAATATTTAGGAGTTCCTGTGGTTGCTGCTGCAGGAGTATAGTCTCGAATCCAGGAGACGTGTTTTAATAATAAATAATTATAGTTACTGCTACTGTCTATCACAGCTAAACTAAAAGGAGATAAAAAATCAGAAGGCATTGCTAAATAAGTATTATCAGCTGTTGCTGTTCCTGTTGAGTTTTTACGAAAAACAGGAAGTTGAACTGTTTTTAAAATCTTTTCTTCAGTGGTTTGAATAAAAGTATCTAAAGTACTAGTGAACGTTGTTTCACTATTATCTAAATAATTTCCGATTGCTGTTTTTAACTCACTATATGTAAATCCTGCCATTATATTGTACTCACTTCTAAATTACCAACAGCTCCTGTTCCAAACTCTCCTTCAAATTTACTACCAATAGGATCATCTGTAAACGTCATTGTTCGTGTTCCACTGGGACTAGTTGTACTATTTATAACTGCTGTTGATGGGTCTACTGTAGTAACAACACCTAAACCTGATTGAGGTAAAGGTACGTCTGGTCGCGGTCTCCAAAGCTGTTCTGCATCAGATCCAATACGAGGCGGATCTAATTGAGGGTGTTTAGGCTCATAGCATTCGTTACAAACTCTAAAATTTTCCCAGTTTCCTTTTGCTTCTTTATACGGATATCTAAATCCGCAAGTGTCACAAATAAAATAAGCGTATTTACCTGATGCGTAAGCCATTAGATATACTCTTGTTTAGGCACTAACCTTATATTAGAACGGTCTTCGTCGTATCTTAAAGCGTTTGCTAAATCTCTTTCATATAAATCTTGTATAACTGGGAGTTTTTGAACATTTTTCTTTATACATAAATAATAAGCTAACCCTGATACTAAACAAGGCATAAACCTTGTGGGTATATCTACGTCGTTAACAGAGGTTGAAGAATCCTCTATTGTACGCCAAACATAGTAAATGAGTTTGTCTGTTGAGTTCTCGGGCGTAGGATAAAGATGAATAATAGGAGATTTCTTACGTTCTAACCAAAACTCTGTAGAACGTGCTTTAGTCGCTTTATTAGGAACACCTACATATTCGTTTCGATCTATTCTATCTAAAGGATAATCTGTAACAATATCATTCACTGTTCTTTGAATATAGGCGTCTAAAATATCTATATCATAAGAATTGAAAGTGTATTCGTTAGTTCCTTCTGTAAGGGTAAGCTCTACTTTAGTAACTTCCCACATTTGAATACCTCTGTTTGACCAATCGGCAAACATTATATTCATAGAACGACGTGCGGTAACGGCATCATAAGACGTACGAGCTTCTAATCCTGCAAGTTCGTACGCCTCTTCGATTGCGGTCGCTACATCTAAACTAAATGCACGAGTTCCCGAGGTTGCCATTATTTATTGATAATAGGCAACAAAAAAGTCGCAATTAGCCAAAGCTACATAAGCACCGTTTTTAAAATAACAACCCATTCCTGGTATGTAGTGATCGAAAGATTCGTTCGCTGCTGAACCAAATTTGAATTGAGCTATTATTCTTGTGCTACTAGCACTCGTACCATCATAAATAATAATGGTTGCATCGGCAGCACTAGATTGAGCCTGTATAGACTGTATTCTTAGTGAACCTAAATTAGTAGCCGTTCCTGCTCCAGAAGCCCCTATGTATCCCTGTAATTGTCCTGTGCTTGTTAAAGGCACAGATGCTTTTACGTCTGATCCCATATTAGTCTCCTATTAAGCGTCAGCAAATGGTGTTACTAAAGTTCCTGAACCTAAGATAATTCCTTCAACTGCGTATTTCGCAGAAGCCATTGCAGTTACTTTTACGATACTGCCAGCTAGTCCACCTTTAGTTGAACCATTCATAGTGATTACATCATTAGAAGCACCAGATATAAATGTTTTACCTGTAGAGTCAGTTACGCCAGTGTAAAGACCACCTACAAACTTATCTGTTCCATCTGTTAAGATGTCCATGTCTGTAGCTGCGGTTTCTACTACGAAGAAAAAACTTGCTCCTAAATTATTGGTTTGATTAGGATCGTCGTCTCGTCCAGGAGCGGTAGCCACAATACTAGGTAAAGTAAATTTACCGTCTGCATCATTACAAGTAAGTATTTTACCTGCGTGGGAAGCAACGGTTATTG